TCAGATGCCCTGCATTTCGTGCTCAGTGTGCCCAATCAAATCAAGTTGGCCTGCTGCGTCGGCTGCAGCGTTCTGCCCCTTGATCTTCTCGCGGACGCGCTTGAGCAGCTTGCCCATACCGCGAGGCGTCATTCCGTAGCGCCGCGCCAGGTCGTCCTTATTGCGGCCGTCGAACTGGTCGTAGATCTCCAGCTCCTTGAGCGTCAGCTTGTACTGCGCGTCCTTTGGGAAGGTCACCACCTGGCCTGCCCAATAGGTGCTCAGATAGTCCACGGCTGAAGAGCCAATGACCGAGGCCGCATCGGGGGGCGTGCCCATTTCCTCCAGCTGACGGGCGATCACCGCCTGCAGCTCCTCCAGCATCTCGTGACGCTTGAGCGCCATGCGAGTGACTTCAACGCTCACTGTGCTGCCCCCTGGGGCTTCAAAACGGCCACTGTGGCCGATATGGGCCGATCCAGCACGCCCATAAGGCATTCCCAGGCCCACCAGTGCATGTCGAAGCCCTGCCCTCTGTTCAGATACTGATCAGACTGTTGAACCAGCTCAATTTGCCGCGCCGTCAAAGGCGACGTGCGATGGAGCGCGATCACTTCGTTGCGCAGCGCCGCCACTGCGGCGGGCAGGCGGCGCATGGCCCACTTCTTGAGGGTCTCGATCAGGGTGTCGATGACACGACCATGCGCCCAGCGCAGATCGTCCACCTTGGCGATCCGCTTCACGTAGGCGGCCAGAGCCTTTTCGGAGGGGTCGCGCACCTCGCCCAGGGCGTGTAGAAACAACCACAGCGCGCGCACCTTGCTGGCGTCCGGCTTGATGACCTGAGGCCGGTCACCAGCCTTTGGACGCACCTTGAACCCCTTGCTCTTCATGTGCGCCAAAACCAGCTCCATGTTTGGAGCAGTCATCGACGCCAGTGATTCGGACTTTCCAACGATGCGCAGGATGTCGCGATAGGCAAGCTCGTCCAGGCCAGACTTCTGGCCCAGCTCGCGCCGCGCCACATGGATCAGCTTGATCAATGCAGCGCGGCGGGTGTTCGCGGGGGCTTTGGCGGTGGTCATAGAACGGGTCTCCAGGTGGCTCACCAGAACCCCCATGGGCGGAGGCTCCAGAAAACCGGCTGGATCAGTTCAGCGCTTCCTTGAACGCCTTGCCAGGCGTGAACTTCGGTGCCTTGCTGGCCTTGATCTTGATAGCCTCCCCTGTCTTGGGATTGCGGCCAGTGCGGGCCGCACGCTTCGACACCGTGAAGGCGCCAAAGCCCACCAGCGTGACAGCACCGCCCTTCTTCAGGGTGGCCTTGATGGCCTCGGTAGCCGCGTCCAGAGCGGCACCAGCGGCGGTTTTGGAGATACCGGCCTGGTCGGCCATGCGTTCGGTCAGTTCAGACTTGTTCATGAGTCACTTTCGATAGTTGAGAGGTTCCCGGTGAGGCGGCACCGGGGACCGAGGCGCTCAGTGGGAGAAGTCACCGCGCCCTGCGGTAGTTGCGGCCATGTGATGGCGGCCGGGGCACACACCGCTTGCCCCACCGACCTATCACGGGCCGGTAGCGCTTGAAATTGCGTTCTCCGTCAGGAGGTCGAAGTCCAAGACCCACACGAAGGGGTCTGCGTCCCAGGAGGCAGAACCATTGATCTGCGACCAAAGCCTGCGGAATGCCATCACGGCTTCGTTGCCCCGTCCCAGCCCGCGCTGCTCACTGGGCCATGCGCCTTCCGCGATACAGTCATCGGGGCTGATTTCCTGAAGACGCTCCAGACGCACGCCCGTCAACACCAGAGTGATGCGACTGGCTGTACGCGGCATATGGATGGAGGGCATCCACCGGAACCCCGTGGGTAAGTTCCAGCCCTCGCCCTCGCTGACATCAGCGCGGTACGTCCACACAGGCGCATAGCCAGGCAGTGCCAGATTGCCGTGCGTCTCCCTCACCCAGAGCCTGTCGCCCGGCCGCCCGTATGGGCAGGTTCTGAGCACTTGCTGCATGCCCGGCAGGTCGTTACGACGCGGCCAAACGCCGCCATTGCGAGCCTTGAAAACGCGGCGCGTCTGCCGCTTTGCGCCCGCCCTGATCGCGCGCACCATTGGCCCCGAGAACAGAATCGGCCGCTCTCTCATGCCTTCGTCCAGCCGCTGTCAGGCGTCCATCGCATCAAAGGCAAGGCGTAACCCGCCTCATCTTTGACAAACCGTACGGAAGGCTTGTCGGTGCTGTATGTGGCGATTACGGCTGCAGCTTCCATGACCCGATACGTGGCATCCACGTCGGCCACATCGAACTGGCAAACGTTGCGCCAAGAGCCACGCGCGTTAAATTGCAGCGTTGCAGGCTTGCTCATCGCATGCCTCCGTTGAGGGGCGTGTCGTCATCGAGCAGCCCCACAGCCACCGATTCAACGGTGTTCGAGAGGCCTTCGAGTTCGTTCACGCAGAACTGGTCGAGCTCTTCCCACTGCTCCGACATGATCTGAATCTGAGCGCGCATGGTGCGCAGACGCCGGACATGCCGTGACGCGAGTTGCTTTTTGGTGGGCGCGCTCATACCGCCACCATGTCCAAAGCAATAGGCACATAGCGATCCGAGTCGCCCACGCGCTCGTACAGCCGCACGTACTGCTTGGTGCCAATGACCTGCACCGACTCGCTGATAGCCTTCATGGCCTCCTGCCAGCGCGGGTCGGCGATTTCCAGCCGGCGCAGGCCCAGGATGCGGCCCACGTTGAGGTTGCCCTCCTTGTCGGTCTGGAACGCTTGCTGCACCAGCACCATGATCTCGGGGCGGCTCCCCTTGGCCCACTCGTTGATGCACTCGTCGATCAAGGTCTTGGCCGCCTGCAGGCGCTCGTCGAACGTCACGTTCTCGGCCGTGGCGATCTGCAGTTTGAAGGCGCCGTCGTAGGTGGGCAGCGTGATGTTGCCCTTGGTGCCCCCGCGCTTCACGCCGTACTGCTCCGCGCTCAACTCAACGAAGGCCGCCACGTCGCCGAACATCTTGGACTTGCCCGCAACCAGGCGCGCATTCAGGTCCTTCGCCAGGGCCACCAGCTCACGCACCAGACGGTCGCGCTCCTGGTCAATCGGCTTGACCAGCTCCAGGGGGACAAGATGGCCCTGCGCGTTGCGCATGTAGCCAGCGGGGACGGTAGTTTGATCCATGGGGATGCTCCTTTCAGTGAACAGGGGTGCCCGCAGGGGCGGATTGGGTAGCGAGGGAGGCCTTGAGCAACTCGCCCGCATATGCAGCCATTCCCGTGGCGACATAGCCGACAAGATGGGGGGCCATCAAAGAAACGGCGTAGCGGTGAGCCAAGCACAGCGCTTTCAAAACGACAAAGGGCGGGTGCTCTCCTTCGATGGACGCGACGATGCGCTGCGACAGTTCAAAAGAACGGCGGCGAAACTCCGCGCGCTGCTCGTCGGTGGGCTGTGGCACGGTTGGTTTGCTGGGCATGAGATAGCTCCTCTCAGCACCGAAAGCCACGGCTCTCGATGCGGGTGTGGTTGAGGGCCCCGGCCCGTGCGGGCGCGGCGGGGTTGACGGTCCAGACCGGCGCGCGCATGCGGTCGTACTGGGCCGGGGGCACCACGTTGGCGGGCCGGGGTGGCGTGGGTTTGCGGCCGGCGGGGCGGCCCTTGCGGATTTCCGTCATTGCTGCACGCCTCCCTTGATGCGGGCGATTCGCTCGCGCACGTCGTCAGGCATGCGCGTGGCCTTGCGGCCGCGCTCTTCGATCTCGGCCAGCGCCGGGTCTTTGCCGCCAAAGGCAACCTCCAGCGCCGTGCCAATCTCGAACGTCTGACCACGCACCTGCACGGTGTCACGCTGGGGGGCAATCCGCCGGTCCAGCTCGCGCTTGGACTCCTGCGCACCCTCGGCCTGGTCGGCCTTGCGCGTGAGCACCTGGTACAGGTAGCCATTGCCCTGCAGAGGTAATTGCAGCGTGCCCTTCTCGACAGCCTGGAATACGGCGTCAAAGCCACCGCGCCAGTCGTCGATGGAGACCGCCCAGGCCCGCCCGTGCCGCTCAATCACGCTGCGCTGCATATCGGTCACCAGTTCCGTCAGCAGCTCCTGCAGGCGCGTCATGCGCAGCCGCTGCTTGGGCGGCTTGTGCAGACGGATGTAGCGCATCAGCTGCGCGCCCAAGGGCAGGGACAATTTCAGCGTGTCATGAATCAGGCGGCGCGCCGTGTCGTCGTCGATCATGCGAAAGATCAGCGCATCCAGGCTCTCCTCGGCCCCGCAGGCCGGGCAGACGTTATTCCAGTCGCCCGCCATCACAGAAGCCCCCCGCGACCTGGTACGGCAGGCGCCGCAGCCGGGCGCGCAGCGCGCTCCATTTCCGAGCGAAAGCCCAGGCACATCGTCTGCCCCAGTTCCATGCCTGCCAGGTGTGCGCGGTCGAGCTGCACCTCGGCCACGTCACGCTGGGAAACGACCCACACCAGGGCGAGCAGCAGGACAACGCAGCACAGGCCAAGCCACAGCACAAGGGCTGTCAGGGGATGGCGGCGCTTCATGCGGCCTCCCTGCGGGGCACCACGCCCACCACATGCTCCAGGTTGGAGCCCAAGATGGTGTCGATGGCCTCCCAGTCGCTGCGAAACTCGCCGCGCAATTGGCCCTTGGAGCCGTCATCCATGGTGATGATCACAAGATAGCGGCGCATGCTTATTCCCCCCGCACCGCAGCCGCAATCAGGGCCGCATTCACCTTGGGCGCGCCGATCTTCACGGCTTTATTCATCGCCCGGGTCACCAGGTTGTTGATCGCCAGCGGGTAGCACAGCGACTGCTCCCGTGCCTGGCGCTGCCCGCGCACTGTTTCAGACACCGCCTGGCGCAGCGTCGCCCGAATGGCGTCCACTGCATCCGGCGCAAAGATGGCGTCAAACTGCAGGCCCGCCCGGTCAAACTTGTGGCGCAGGTAGCCCTCGACGTGGTTGTCCAGGGGCGGCAGCTTCACCAGCTCGCAGCGCTGCACCACCTCGCGCACCTCTGGGTTGTGCTCGCTGAGCTTCTTCTCCAGCTCGGTCTGGCCGATCAGGATGATGGACAGCAGCTTCTTGAACCCATCCTGCAGCTCGTAAAAGCGCTTCAGGTGCTTGAGGGTGGGGATGGCCAGGGCGTGGGCTTCTTCGATGATGAGTACATGCCGCTGCCCCACTTGCGCGCTGGCCTTCAAGATGTTGTGCATCTGCGCCGCGCGGTCCTGCAGCATCTGCCGCAGGGGCGTACCAGGCGACACGGCGCGAATCACCGCGCCCGTGATGTCCGCCGCCATCAGCGCTTTGCCCTTGCGCTGGTTGTCCTCCATGCCGATCACATAGGGCTCAATCACCGTCACTCGCTCGCCGGTGGTGTTGATCCAGTCGATCATGTCCTGGCGCAGGGTGGACTTGCCGCCGCCCGACTCGGCCACCACCGCCAGCATGCCGCCGTGGCGCGCCGTATGGCGCATGGCCGCACGCACATAGCGGATGTCGTCGGTGATGAAAACGTCCGCGTCTTCGTTCAGCTCGTTGATGAACGGATCTCGCGGCACCTTGAAGTGCTGGCGGGCAGCAGATGACAGCGAGTGATGTCGTAGTAGCATGAAAGGGTCCTCTCCTTGGGTCGAGCCGGGTTGGGGGCCGGAGTTATTGGCTTTCGCCATCGCCTGCAGCTCCGCGTTGGCGCGCGGTGCTGCAGGTGCTTCGTCAAAGGTCCGTGCCAGCCGCTCGGCTGGCAGGCCCTTCGCACTCAGATAAGCGGTAATCCGCTCTTTAAGCAGTGCCTTGCTCAGGCCGCGCGTGGTCGGCCAGAGGTCGTACTTGATCATTTGGGTCACCGCCGCTGGCGAGACGCCGATATGGCGTGCAAGCTGCGACTGGTTGGCACCCACGGCGGCTAGGCTTTCGCGCAAATTCAGCATTGGCACCTCACACCGCGCGCAGGCCACCAGCGGCCCGGATAGGTTCATCGGCGACCGCAGGGGCTTGGTACTGCGCTATCAGCGCCGCCACCTGGTCCTCGGGAACCCCGCCGCCGTATCGCTTCACGAAGAAGGCGTTTTCTTCGGCCGTCAAGTTGCGGCCGATGGCACCCACGATGCGCAGCATCGCTGTCACCGCGTCGAGCAACTCGGGCCCGGCGGGCGCCGCATGGGCGGGCGTCTCGATGACAGCGCCCTGTCGCGGCAGATAAGTGGGCAACTGCACGTCCTGCAGGTAGGCGTGGGCGTTGAGGCCGTTGAACGGCGCCACGCGCTTGGCGCGCGCCGCCTTCACCTCGTCGGCCGTCATTCCAGGGTAAGCCGCCTCGTCCATCGCCGTGGCGGCATGCTCCGCGTCCGTCTTTGCCGCGCGCTTGAACTCGGCGCCAATCTCTGCAGCATCCGCCTGCTGGCCGAACTCGTCGAAGTTGTGCTCAGGCTCACAGCGGTAAATCAGAGGGGCACCGTTGTAGCGCTCCACCTGCACCTGCACTACGCACTCGCCATAGACCAGCCCGCGTACCTTGACGGTGTCGCCCACGTTGATTCCATCGAAGCCGCGCAAGCTGTAGGCCAGAGTGCGCCCCGCTGACGGATGGCGGAACGTGATCGACTGGTTCGGTTTGACTTGCCGCTCCTCCTCCTTCGACCGCATGAACGCCTGGCACACCTCCAGCGGCGGCAGCACGCGCAGTTGCTCGGCCGTGATGAGCTGCCAAAGGTCATAGCGCGCCACCGGCTGCGACAGGCCTGGGCGGCGCAGCCGGGTGTCCTGGCCGGGTATCAGGTTGGCGCTGTACGCGTTGGCCCAGGCGAAAGCAGCGGCATTGAGCTGCTCCACGTTCTCCACCGGCTGGAACCGCAGGCGCGACTCGAACTGCGTCTCCACAATGTTGTTGCCGTTTTCCACACCACCCTTGGCGCGGCTGTTGCCTGCCTCATGGGTGATGTGCGTGACGCCCAAGGCGTCCAGCAAAGAGCGCACCGCCGACGACGTGTTCGCGCTGCCCTTGTCCCACAGCAGATGGCGCGGCACACCGTGAAACGGGCGGCCCTCCTGCAGGCCCCATGCAAACATCAGAAAGCGAAACAGGTTGTGCTGGTCTTCGCCCGCCGCCTCCGTGTACCAAGGGATCACCGTGGCGCTTGCCTTGTCGTAGCAGACATACCGGTAGACCTTGAACTTGACCTGTGCGAGCCGGTCCAGCTTGTTCTTGTAGAACTCGTCGTCGCGGATGATGTACTGCCGCCCCTTCAGGTAGTACACCAGGCACAGCGACGGGTCGATCTGGTGGGTGTGATTGGGGTGCGGTGCCCGCAGGGCCTGCACCGGGTCGGCCACGCGCTGGGCGGCAACATTCAGCTTGCGGTCGCGCATCAGCTTGTTGAGCTGCCCATTGCTCACGCCAAAGCTATGCCCGTTCTGCTCCAGAATGCCGCGCGCCGTGGTCGTGAACAGCGTCTGCTTGCCATTGGCGCGGATCGCCTCGCGCTGGGCCGCGCCCAGGGTCACCAGGGCGTCGGCCGACACGCTGGTGCTGCCCTTGTCGCTGCGCGCCTTGCGGCCCGATGACCAGCCCGCCACCGCCTTCAGGTGCCGGTACACCGTCTGCACCGACAGCCCCAGGAACTCGCCCGCTTCCCGCACCATGGCCGTGCCCGATCCATGCTCGGCCTCGTCCAGGCGCCGGGCAAGCTGGCGCACATAGTCGCAGGCTTCGGGGGAAAGTGCCGCCATATCTGCGCTCACCTCATGCGGCTGCATCTGCAGCCTCACCCGCCCCGCCAGGGGCCTGCATCAGGTACTGGCGAGCCTCGGCCAGGTCATCACCAAAACGCTCCTCAAACGCATGCTGCGCCGCGCCCACCAACTCGGCCAGCCGGTTGAGCCCATCTTGCAGATGCAATGCCACCAGGGCCACGCTGCGCGGCAGAGGCGCCGGGGCCTCGGGGTCATAGCCCGGCGCCTGCGTGACTTCATCGGTCCACCACTGCTCCAGGGCAATGGTGGCCTCATGGTGGGCCGCAATGCCGTTCTCAATCAGCGCCTGCCGCTCGGCAATTTCGCCCTTGAAGGGCAAGATGCGTTCATCCAAGGGCACCACCACCGGGCGCTTGCCTGCCAACTTCTTCTCTGCCTTGTCGGCCCGCTCTTCCGCTTTGGCCCGCTTCTCGGCGGCAAACTTCACATCCTGCTCGGCCTGGCGCAGCCGCTCGCGCAGTTGGCTGGCGCTCAGACGGTCGATGTCATCCATTTCCTGGAGGTTTTCCAGCACGTCATCGTCGTGGGTGACCAGTTCCAGGAAGGCGCTGGCGCTTTTTACCTGGGTGGTCAAACTACCCAAAATGGGTGATTTGGAGGTTTTGGCCGCCGCCTGCATGAAGCGTTGGGCCGTGCTGCGTGCGAACCCTAGCAGTTCCACGCGCCCCATGAATTCGCCATGGGGCGCGATCTCTTTGAGCAGCAGCAGGCGCTTGCCCGTCTCAAGGATGGCCTCCACCGTGCGGCGCTGATAGAAGCGGATTTCATCTTCCAGCGTGCCTATCGTCAGAGCGCCTTGGTAGCCCAGCTCCTGCGCAAGGGCTGCGGCGTTGGCCTCTACCACCGCCAGGGCGTTGCGTGCTCCAGCCTCCTGCGCCGCCATATCGGCGGGCGTAGCGCCCACAAAATCCGGGCCGCGCTGCTCTGCCGGGGCCAATGGTTTGCGTCCTGCCATGTTGTGATTCCTCCTTCAGTTGTTAATCAAATGGCGCGCGTGTAGCGCTGGTCGATGTCGTCAACGCGCTGGCGCACGCGGCGCAGCTCGTCGTCATGGGCGCGGGCAAGCTGGATCAGCTTCGGCGTCAGGCGCCAGCACTCCTCGTTGCCGGGGATGCGCTCGGCAACCCCTTCGTCTGCCAGCAATTCAAGGTCGCGCAGCGCCATGGGCGGGGCCACGTTCAGCGCTTCGGCTACCTGCTTCAGTCGCAGGCCGTCAAACGCATGGCCCTGCAGTACCCACAGCAGGCGCAGGGCACGGCGGGCGGGTAGGTGGTGCTGTGGGTTGCTCATGCGTGCATCCCCTGCGGCATGCACACCACCAAGCGACCGTCCATGCTCAAGCCGGGCACACCGCCCACCTTGGCGGCTGCGTCGTTCAGCGCCGCAATGGCGTCCTCGCGCCAGCTCTCGGCGCAGTCCTCGGCCCACGCCAAGCGGGTGCGCAGCGCCTCGTTTTCGGCGCGCAGGGCCTCGTTCTCGGCGTCCACGCGGGCCAGCTCTTCGTTGACCAGGTCATAGGCCTGCGCATTCAAGCGCCGCCGCAGTGCATGCAGTGCTGGGGTCATGGCTGCAAATCCAGTTGAGGGTTGATGTGCTGGGCCACGTTCTGGCGGTGCCAGGCAACGTGCTCCATGTGGGTGGTCAACGCGGCCAGTGCGGCCGATGGGTCGCCGGGCTTGGCGTAGTACTCGGTCAGCAACTTGAGCGCCATGGCAAAGTGCTCATGCAGCTCCACGATGTCGGCATGGGCCAGCTTGCGGCCCGTGGCTATCTGCACCAGCAGCCGCCCATTACTCGCTGCCAGGTAGCGCGTCACAAAGTCAATGCCGCAGGCCAGCTCATAGGGCCGGATCAGGTTGGCGGGCATGCTGCCCTTCTGCAGGTACTTGTAGAGCACCCAGTGGTCTGCCAGCCCCATGTCCTCGGCAATGCCCTCCACGCTCTTGTTCAGGCGCTCCCGTGCGTGGTCCTTGCACAGCTCAAAGGCGTGCCGCAGGCTGCTGGGCTGCAGGGCCTTCCAATTGCGGCGCGTCATTGGATGAAGCCCCGCGACAGGTTGTCCAAACAAATAGCCGGATTACCTTGAGCCTCAAGGGTTTGCTGGCCGTACAGTGCTGCCACAACGCCAACGGAGAAACCGATGACTGAAATGATCCCGACCGCAATCGCCAAGTACCTGATCGAAGGCCGGATGCGCGACGACGCTTCCTTGGCCCAGCACATCGTGATGCACGAAGCTGTGGCGCTACTCATTGGTGAACTCCATCGCGTGGGGGCTGTGGACGCAGATCGGCTGGCCGCGCGGCTGATAGAGGCGCTGGCAGCGCCTGAGATTGAAGAGCTGGCCCCTGGGACCGGGGAACAAGCCGCAACGTTGGCCGGGCGTATTCGAGGGGCTGCGCACCTACCTGTTGCGCCAGACGGAGGCACGCCTGCAGGCAAGTGAGACGCTCGCCAGTAAGATGTTTGCTGGACATACCGCTCATGCCGCCGCCAGTTGCATGCGAGGAGCCGAGGAGCGGGAAACAAGGCCCGATTTAAGGCCCAGCTCCACAGCAATGTTGTGGCTCTCGCCCCGCAGGCACTTGCGCTGCGGGGTCCGGTCGTCGTCGTTGACGATCATGCAGACCAGCGCGGCCGAATAGCCGCGCTGACGGGCCCAGTCCGAGTACGTCCAGCCGCGACTGGCGAACTCGTCGCGGACCTGCTTGCGGGTTTTGGCCTTTTGGCCAATGGCGTAGCCTAGAGGAGCAATGTCGGTGATGATTTGATGGGTGTGCATGTTTGGCCCTTTACGGAGCGAGCGAAAGTCAGTCGTTGACTGGCAGTCCCAGCTTCAGTCGCACGTCGCGGCCTTCGCCGTAGTTGCCGATGCGCACACCGCGCACGGCATCGCTGACGGTGCGGTACTTGAAGCCATTGGCTTTGGCGAACTCTTTGAGGGTCATGCCCTGCTGGCGAAGCCGGTGCTTGATCTGGTTGGGGGTTGAATTGATGGCAGGTTCAGGCTCGGCTTCGCCTACGACGAAGCCCAGCGGTCCTGCCGCGCAGGTGATGTGGTCCGGGGTGCCGAGGGTCGGGTTCATGCCAGCGCCCTCCGGGGGTCGGTGACGATCTCGCCCGCCTTGATGCCCAGGGCCACGGCGATCTGGTGGGTTTGGCCCCGGGTGGGGCGGCGGCGGTTGGCCAACACCTCGAAAACGAGGTTGGGCGAGAAGCCGTTGGAGACCGCCCATTGGGTGACGGAGACGCCTTTGCGCTGCAGTTCAGCGCGAGCTTGTTCGGGGGTTCTGAGCATGGGGGTGGCTCCTTTGCGTGTGTTGATTTACAGGCGGTTTGTGTTTGTTGTTGGGTGAATTGTGGTGCGGATTTCTGCACCTGTCAATAACTTTGGTGCGGGAATTTGCATGATTGGGAATCGTCTTCGGGAAGAGCGAGAACGCCTCGGCCTCACGCAGCCCGTGTTCGCTGAGTTGGCGGGGGCAAAAAAGCGCACGCTGATTGACTGGGAGAAGGACGTGTCTTCGCCCACGGCAGTGCAACTAGCGCAACTTGCAGCCGCAGGCGCAGACGTGCTCTACATCCTCACCGGCCAGCGCTCCAGAGCCCAGCCCGCCCACGACGCGGCCGAGCAGGTGCTGCTGGACAGCTACCGGCGCTGCAGTTCGCAGGCTCGCCAAAACCTCATTCAGACGGCGGCATTGCTGGCGGCGGGGCTTCCAGGGCGCGCTGGCGGCGGTGGGGAACAAGTCAACACAGCATCCGGCGCGGTGCAAATCCTGGGTTCAAAGAACCGCGTTTCCAACAAGCGAACCTGAAGGGCTGGCAGGGATGGGTGAGAAGAAAAAAGCGGGCGCGCAGGTCATTCCGTTTCCACGGGCAAAACGCCCCCAGATGGAAGTGGTGCAGATGATCAGCGGCCATGGCAATGTGGGCGTTGTGGGTGACGGCAACAACGTGCAGATCACAGTCCAGTCGCCAGACAATACTGCGCGCCCCGCGTTGGCGCCTGTGCCACCACCAGAAGATCACATCACGGATGAGCAGGCCGCAGTGCTCCGGCGCCTACATCTGGAATGGGTAGAGCTCTCCACTGCCGTCAAGACGAGGGCAAAGCCGATCACGCCGCAACAAGCCTGGGTGTCGATCAACAGCATCGGCAAATGCACCACATACAAGCATATGCGGCAGGTCAATTTCGATGCAGCCTGCAACTACATTCAGCAGCAGATGGCCATCCTGCGCAGCGGAAAGCTGGCACGCAGCCGTGACCCAAAATGGCGCAACAGTCGGATTGGCGCCATCAAGGCGCGCAGCATCAACCAGCTGGGCGATGAATTTGCATACCGGCCCTACATCACGAAGAGCTTCAACGCGCAGTCACTTACGGAGTTGGACGATGAGCAGCTTGATGCGACCTATCGCTACACACTGAAAATGAAACCCAAGATAGGGTGAAGCCGCTGGGCAAGGCCGCGCGCATCAAGGTGCTCGATTTCATGCGGCGGGAGTTCAACACCGCTATGGTCATTGAGTTGAAACCAGATCAGGTGTACCGGGTTCGTCGGTACTTTGAAACCATCAACAGCCGCAGAAGAGAGAGGGCATGAGTGTTTGCGAGCCCTTGCGCAGATTTCGGTGTATCTGATCCATCAGCCGATTTTTTAATGAGGAGTAACCAATGCAGCCGGTTTTTGGATTTTTGCTCTTTGGGGCCGCCACCCTGATTGCGTCAATTGTTGCCAGTAAGCGAGGCCGCTCCGGCATTCTCGTTTTCGTGCTCTGTGTAGTTGCTGGCTTCGTCTTGGTAGTTGTCACAAACAACGCGGGTGGGGGCGCTGTCGGAGCTGCTTTCGCGGCATTCATCGCCCCCATTGCTGCATTGATCTGGGCCACATCAACCAAGAGCAGCGAGCAGCTGGCTGTCACTACGGGAGAGCATGGAGACTTTAAGAAGTGCCCGTTTTGCGCAGAATCCATCCGCAGAGAGGCGGTGAAATGCAAGCACTGCGGTAGCTCGCTGGACAGCACGAGCTGAAGATCGGATAAGCGTGCGGAGACTGCTCGCCGCCTGCCTGCTAGCTTTGGTCATTACCCCCGCAGCAGATGCTCGCATCCCTCGCTCCACCTCTGCCGTGGCTGAGTTCAAGCGCCCCAACCCTGACGACGCTGGCGATCTGGCCGCCAAATTTGAGCAGCGTCTAGCCGGACTGAACGTGCAATCACGCCAGGAAGTGCTGACTTCAAAAAAGGGCGAGCGTCTGCAGCCAGATGAGCAGCTCCGGGCTGAAGCCGAGGTCGCGGCTCGAAACGGGAGAGTGACAAGCGTTGGGGTCGATGAGCACGGCACCCCCGTAGAGGCGTCAACAGCTAGGAAGCCCAAACGCATTCCGATGCGTTTCATCGAAGCGAAAGAGACCATTCGGGAACTGATAAAGCGCGCAAAAAATCTTTAAGCAGTAGGATGGTTGGCTTATGTACAGCAGCATTTTCCAGATCTTCAAAGTCTATTGGGCCGCCTATGGCGGCTTCAGTGCTTTGCTGCGTTCGCCGTACATACATTTGTCCCTGTTTTGCCTTGCGCTTACTTGGAACACATGGTGGGCGCCCACCTGCGCCGCCGGAGGGAGTTGTGCGGCATGGTGGGACCAGAATCTTTCCGTACTACCAAATGTTTTGGGCTTCACACTCGGCGGGTTTGCGATCTTCATCGGCTTCGGTGATGAGAAATTTCGGGCTCTGTTGGCAGATCCTGATCCACAGGACTCGGACGCGGAAACCTTGCCCACCATGTACCTGGGCTTATGCGCGACTTTCGTGCACTTCATCCTTGTTCAAGCCCTGGCGCTGCTGAGCGCCGTTATCGCGAAAGCCTGGTGGTTCTATACCCCTTTGATGGACCCATTCCGTGACTGGCTTCCTTGGATGAACGCCATGGGTGGCGTGATTGGCTACGGATTGTTTTTGTACGCTTTGACTTCTGTGGTCGCGGCCACCATGCACGTGTTTCGCATCGCAATGATGTATTCGCAGTTTCGTAAGCACCTCGGGGTATCACAAGTTGAGTCTTCGAGCGATGTGTCCGAACAGCAAATGAAATAAGGTCCTGGTTCCCAATACACAGCACTCCCAGGCGGGAAAACTGACGGCTTTCATACCGTCGTTTCACCCACCTGGAGTCGCTGTGTAATGCGAGACATCATCCCCGCCTGGCTGCGCGCGCCGCGCACCACCACCTGGCTTGTGCTGGCCGCGCTCCTGCTGGTCGCCATCGCCATCGTTGCACCGCCCCAGTTGCCGGTGGTGCTCTACAAAGCCTCACTCGTCGCCCTGGCCGCCGTGCTGGGCTACTGGCTCGACCGCACCCTGTTTCCCTATGCCCGGCCCGATGGCTACCTGAGCACTGATTGGCGCTACGGCACCGACGAGCCAGTGGGGGATGTGGACTACCCCGTCGTTGCCGGGTACGAGCTGGTCTTCGTGTGGGCCATGATTCGGCGCGCCGTGATCGTCGGCGCGTGCATGCTGGCCATGGCTGCGGGGCTGTAATGCGCGGCTCCCGTATCTCTCTGTGGGGCTGGTGCGCCGCCCTGGCCGTATCCGTGCTGGCCCACTGCGCCCAGGCCCAAGTGCCCCAGGCCGCCCAACAGCACCGTGCCCTGCTGGTGCGCACCGCGCACGCGGCCTGGGGGCTTGACGCCCCAGTGGCCGTCTTTGCCGCCCAGGTGCATCAGGAGAGTGCTTGGCGCCCCGATGCCATCTCGCACGTCGGTGCGCAGGGCCTGGCCCAGTTCATGCCCGCCACCACACGTTGGATCGCGGGCCTGAGCCCACACCTGGCAGAGCAGCAGCCATTCAACGTGGCCTGGTCGCTGCGTGCCCTGGTCACCTACGACCGCTGGCTTTACGACCGCGCCCCCGCCCGCTACGCGCCCCGCGAGCGCATGTGGGTGGCGCTGCGCAGCTACAACGGCGGGCTCGGCCATTGGCAAGCAGAGGCGGCGGCTACCGGGGCCGCGCAGCCGACACGCGCCCAGGTCGATGCGGCATGCGGCAAAGCCCGCCGCGCTGCCGTCCATTGCAGCGAAAACCTGGGCTACCCCCACCGCATCCTGGTAGTGCTCCAGCCGCGCTATGCGGCATGGGGGCCCGGCCTATGAGCAACACCTCCACCGCACTTGTCGGGGGGCTGCTGCTCGCCGTTGCCGCAGGCATCGGCGGCTATGGCTACGGCCTCGACCAGGGCAAGGCCCTGGAGAAGGGCCGCCAGGACGCCAAAGCCCTCGAAACCATCACCGACCAGATCGCGGCCCATGCCGACCTGGTCAAGCGCTCAGGCGCGGCCAGCAAGGGCATGCGCGCCGCCGTGGCCCAGCTCGAAAGGGCCAACACCCAAACCACCACGGAGATCGCCGATGCGCTCACCACCACTGCTCCTGAGCGCGCTGATTGCGTGTTCCCTCCTGACGTCGTGCGCGGCCTTCAAGCCGCCCGCGACCGCGCTGCCGAAGCAGCCGCCAGCGGAATACGCGGTGCGCTGCCCAGCCCCCTCGCCAGCCCCGCGCGGCCTGCAAGTGGACCCGGTAGCCCTTGAGCTCAAGTCCATGTACGACCTGTACGGCCTGTGCGCTGGCCGCATGACGGACCTTTTGAACTGGCTCGATACGGAGGGCCTGCGTTGACCGACGACATCGACCGCGCCCAGGAGCGCGAGGCCCAGATGCTGGCTGACGCCCTGCGCGATCAGGCGCGCCGCTCGGGGCTAGCAGGCAAAACGTCCGCCGACTCTGCCGAGTTTTGCCAGGCGCGCGGATGTGGCGAGGAAATCCCCGACGCCCGGCGCCAGAAGGTGCCAGGCGTTCAGTTTTGTGTGGCGTGCCAGGCACGCCGCGAAAAGAGAGGCAACCGGTGAATCCACTGCAGATCGACTTTTGGCAACTGGTGGGCTTCGGCGGCGCCCTGTTGTCTGGCTTCGCCGCAATCATCTTTGGTGCGGGCCGTCTGATCGCAGCCCAGTTCGAGACACGCATCACCGAACGCTTCGAGGGCTTGCGCAAGGACCGCGAGGCCGAGGAAGCACGCACCAATGAGCGCTTCGATGCGCTGCAGCGCGCCCGCGAGCTGGAGGCACAGGGCATCTCCAGCCTGGAGCGCGATTTCCTGCGCTTCCAGGCCGACCTGCCCCTTCACTACGTGCGCCGCGAGGACTACGTGCGCGGCCAATCCATCGTGGAAGCCAAGCTCGACGGCCTGGCAACCAAGATCGACAACGCGCAGCTGCGCGCCTCCATGAACGAACGAGGGAGCCCATGAGCACCGCCATCGACACAGCCCGTATCCGCCGCGAAAACCTGCGGTGGCTCATCATCCTGACCCTGAACAACGCCCGCCCCATCGGTGCATTTGAAGGCCCTATCCTGTCCGTCGCCCAGTCGGAATACCCGGACGCAACGCCGCTGGAGCTGCGGCGCGAGATGGACTACCTGCACGACCGCCAGCTCGTACAGGTGGACAAGCAGCCCACCGGCCGCTGGTTCGCGGAGCTCACCCGCATCGGCGTGGACCTGGCCGAGTACACCATCCCCTGCGAGCCCGGCATTGCCCGGCCAGCGAAGTACTGGTAACCCATGGGCCGCAAAAGCAGCATCGACCGGCTCGACCCGGAGATCAAGGCGTACATCCAGGCCATGCTCGCTTCGGGCAGCATGACGCTGGACGAGCTGATCGCCGACCTGCAGGCGCGCTACCCCGCCGCAGCGACGGCGGGCAGCTTGCCCAGCCGTTCGGCCGTGGGCCGCTACGGCCAGAAGCTGGAGCGTCGCCTGTCGGCCATCCGCGCCAGCACCGAAGCCGCAAAGATGATCCAGGCGCACGCGGGCGACGACAAAGACGCCCGCAGCGAGGCCCTCACGGCCATGGTGCAGACCGAGCTGTTCGAAGCCATCCTGGCCCTGCAGGAAGCCGACGAAGTGGGCGAAGACGGCGAAAAGGCCGACCCCGGTGAGCGTGTGGCCCTGCTCAGCAAGGCCGCCAAGAACATCGCCACGCTCACCCGCTCCAGCATCAACCTCAAGGAGTTCCAGGCCAAGGTCGAGGAAGCCACACGCAAGAAGCTGCTGGCCGAGCAGGAGGCCAATCTGCAGGAGGTCGCCAAGGCCCAAGGCATGGACGAAGCCCAGGTGGACTTCTGGCGTCGCAAGTTCCTGGGCATCGGGACTTAGCCATGCACGCCATCAAGCCGCTGGCAACAACCCTGCGCACGCTGGAATGGGACGACCTCCCCGCCAGCGTGCGGTCCATTCCGGAGGGCTTCGACCCGCTGGCCGATGGCGTGCTGATGAAGCACCAACGCGAGGTGGCGTCCATCCAGGCTGCCATCATCGCCGTGCCCAAGGGGCGCCGCACGGGCATCACCTTCGGCACCATGCTCAACAAGACGCTGGTGGCCGCCGCCCGCAAGAGCGCTGGGGGCGACAACGTCTACTACATCGGCGACACCAAGGAGAAGGGCCTCGAAGCCATTGGCTATTGCGCCAAGTTCGCGCGCGTCATTGCCCAGGCCCAGGGCCAAGGCATTTCCGGGGTCGAAGAGTTCCTGTTTGAGGACCAGGACGACAACGGCAAAACCCGCCACATCACGGCCTACCGCATCCGCTTTGCCTCGGGCTTTCAGGTGTGCGCACTCTCCAGCCGCCCCGCCAACATCCGGGGCCTGCAGGGCCACGTCGTCATCGACGAGGCTGCATTCCACCCCGACGTGCAGGGCGTGCTCGACGCCGCCACCGCGCTGCTGATCTGGGGCGGCCAGATCACCGTCATCAGCTCGCACAACGGCAAGAACAACCCCTTCGCCCAGTTCTGCCGCGACATCGAGGCGGGCCGCTACGGTGCCGATGCCCGCGTGGTCACCGTCACCTTTGACGATGCCGTGGCCAACGGCCTGTACGAGCGCGTCTGCTTCATGAAGGGCACCCCGCCCACCGGTGAGGGCAAGCAAGCCTGGTACAGCAAGATTCGCAACGGCTACGGCGTGCGCAAGGCCGCCATGCGCGAAGAGCTGGACGCAATCCCGCGCGATGGCAACGGCGTCTGTCTGCCCGGGGTCTGGATTGAGCAGGCCATGGTGCTGCCCGAAACCTGCGTGCTGCGCCTCGCACTGGACGAGGACTTCACCACCAAGAGCCCGACCGAGCGCGAAGCCTGGGTGGCCGACTGGATCGAGCGGTATCTCGCCCCGGCCCTGGATCGCCTCGACAAGACGGTGCGCCACGTATTCAGCCACGACTACGCACGCCACCGCGACTTCTCCATCTGGGGCGCCACAGCCCTGACCACGGGCATGCGCCGCCAGGTGCCTCTCGTCGTCGAAATGCACAAGGTGCCCTACGCCCAGCAAAAGCAGATCACCTGGTACGCCATCGAGCGCCTGCCGCGCCGCTGCGGCGGCGCCATGGATGCAGGCGGCAATGGCGAGCCGCTGGCCGAGGAAACCGCCGACAAGTTTGGCCACACCCACGTGCATCAGGTCAAGTTCAACCGTGCCTGGTATGGCACATGGATGCCCAAGCTGGTGCAGGGCTTTGAGGACGGCATGATCGATATCGCTGCCGACCCCAACATCGCCCAAGACCTGCGCGCCATCGAAGAGGTGGACGGCATCCCCATGGTCGCCAAGGTGCGCCGCAAGGACATCAAGGACCCGGACCTGTTCCGCCACGGCGACAGCGCCTCCATGCTCGCCCTGGGCTGGTTCGCCACGCTCAACCTGAGCGCGGCCATCGACTTCATTCCATTGCCCGCGCTGCCGCGCGGCTTCGACAACCTCGGCGCGGCCGGCAACAGCGACGAGGCCGAGGATTACCTCCGCCTGGTCGAGCCGCGCGCTACCTGGTAGGCACCCCCATGGCAACTTCCCGCATCCTCGGCCCGGACGGCCAGCCCATCAAAACGCCCGACCTGGCAGAGCCACAGACCGCCCGGCTGGCCCACCTGCAGCGCGAGCTGCAGAGCCACCCCACGCGCGGCCTCACGCCCTCACGCCTGGCAAAGATTCTGGACGCTGCCGAGAACGGCGACCTGGTCGCCCAGTTCGAGCTGTTCGAGGACATGGAAGAAAAAGACGGCCACATTGCCGCCGAGATGGGCAAGCGCCGCCGCGCCTGCGTGCTCGACTGGAACGTGGTGCCTCCCGAGGGCGCCGACGCTGCCGAGAAGAAGGCCGCCGAGCAGCTCGGCGAGCTGCTCACCGAGATCCCGGACTTTGAGGACATGGTGTTTGACCTGACCGACGCCATTGGCAAGGGCTACGCCTGCCTGGAGCTGGAATGGCACCGTGTGGAGGGCCTGTGGGTGCCCAAGACCATCACGCACCGCCCGCAGTCCTGGTTCACCCTCAACCGGGGCTATCGGCAAGAGCTGCGCCTGCGCACCAACACCGTCAGCGCCTCCGAGGCCGGGCCCGTGCAGGGCGACCCCCTCACGCCCTTTGGCTGGATCACGCACGTGCACAAGGCCAAGAGCGGCTACCTGGAGCGCTCGGCGCTGTTTCGCCAATTGGTGTGGACCTACCTGTTCAAAAACTACAGCGTTGGCGACCTGGCCGAGTTCCTGGAGATCTACGGCATCCCTGTGCGTATCGGCAAATACCCCGCCAGCGCCAGCGAAAAGGAGAAGGCCACGCTCCTGCGCGCGCTTGCAGCCGTGGGGCACAACGCGGCGGGCATCATCCCCGACGGCATGCTGATCGAGTTCGAGGACGCGGCAACCGGCGACCCGGACGCATTCATGGCCATGATCGACTGGTGCGAGAAGAACCAGTCCAAGGTCATCCTGGGCGGCACCCTCACCAGTGGCGCGGACGGCAAAAGCAGCACCAATGCCCTGGGCAACGTGCACAACGAAGTGCGCAAGGACCTGCGCGACGGGGATGTGCGCCAGGCCAACACCACGCTCACCCGCGACCTGGTCTTTGCAGTGGCCTCGCTCAATGGTCTGGTGCCGGGTGGCCTGCGCCGCGTGCCTCAGTTCCGCCTGAACGCCCAGGAACGCGAAGACCTCGGTACTTACTCCACCGCGCTGCCCGCGCTGGTCAACATGGGCGTGCGTCCTCCCGTGGCCTGGGTGCATGAGCGCCTGGGCATACCGGTGGCCCAGGGCAACGAACCGGTGCTGATGCCCGCAGGCTCTACCGCACCAGCCCCCACGGCCACGGCCGCCGCTACAGCCGCCCCCCCTGTGCCCACCGGCACCGCTGTGCCTGGCATGCTCCCGCCCCCGCAGCAGATGCAGCCGCAACTGGCCGCCAATCTGGCCCCCGCCGTCAGCACCTGGCTCGACCAGGTGCGCGAGCTGGTCATGCGCGCCCAGTCGCTTGCCGATATCCGCGACGGCCTGGACGCACTGTTGCCCGACATGACGCTCGACCAGTACGCCGCCGCCATGGCCGTGGCACTGCGCACCGCTGAAATGGCGGGGCGCTACGAGGTCATGCAGGAAGCCGCTGGTGCCGCCAGCGGCGGGGGCGCCTAGAAGCCGCGCAGGCCCCTTTGCGCCCCCGTTGCACATCCGCGCCCCCGTTCCCGCCCTGTAAACGTTTATAAAAGCCTTCCGGCCCTCACCGCATGCCGACCGCCTCCTACGGATCGCTCCCTTTCACCGAGCAGGCCGAATTTTTTCGGCGCAAGCTGAATCTGCCCACCGATGGCTGGACCGATATTTACACCCGCGAGCACGACTGGGCATTTGTGGTGGCCGGCGCCAACCGCGACGCCATCGTTACCGACTTCCGCGCGGCAGTTGAGAAGGCCATTGCAGGCGGCAGCACCCTCGAAGACTTCCGCAAGGACTTCGACAGCATCGTGGCCCGCCACGGCTGGGACTACAACGGCGGGCGCAACTGGCGCAGCCGCGTCATCTACGACACCAACCTGGCCACCAGCTACGCGGCCGGGCGCTGGCAGCAGCTGCAGGCGGCGCCGTACTGGCAGTACGACCATCAGGACTGGGTGCAGAACCCGCGCCCCCAGCACGTTAGCTGGGACGGCCTGGTGCTGGAGCGGGAGAACGCCTTCTGGCAAACCCACTTCCCACCCAACGGGTGGGGATGCCATTGCAAGGTCAAAGGCCTGTGGCCGCGCGACCTGCAGCGCCTGGGAAAGTCCGGGCCCGACCAGGCGCCCGAGGTCAACCTGGTGGAGCGCACTATCGGCCAGCGCAGCCTCAACGGCCCGCGCACCGTGCGGGTGCCAGAAGGCATCGACCCTGGTTTTGAATACGCGCCTGGCGCAACCCGCCTGCGCAGCGCCATTCCCCCAGAGCGGCCCGATCCGCCGATTCCAGGCAGCGCAGGCGGCCCCGGACTGCCCAACCGCCGCCCGCTCGATCCACTGCCGCCCCCCCGGCCGGTACCGGCCAGCGATCTGCTGCCCCCGGGCCTGCAGCCACAGCAGTACTTGGACGCCTATCTGGGCGCATTGGGGGCAGAGCCCGGCGCACCGGCCATCGTGCGCGATGTGATCGGCGAACGCCTGGTCGTAGGGCAAGAGCTGTTCACCGATGCCAAAGGCAACCTCAAGGTCACCAAGCGCGGGCGCGAGCAGTACTTGCCTCTTCTGGCCCGCGCGCTGCTGGAGCCCGACGAAATCTGGGCACGCATCGAATGGATGCATTCACAGGCGCGCGCAGTGGTGCGCCGCCGCTACGTGGCCCGCTTTGTCGTTGAGGGTGAGCAGGCGCCAGCCTTGGCGGTTTTTGAGCAAGGGGCGGATGGCTGGTCTGGCGTCACCACATTCCAGGGGGTCACGCAAGCCGAAGACGAGTGGCGCGTGGGCGTGCTGCTGTACAAGCGTTTGGCTGAATAGGCCAGAAACAAAAAAGCCAGCACGGCGCCACGTGCTGGCTCCTCCAGGTGTAGGGTCGGTGGGCCTGGCGCGGCCGTCTCACCTGATGAGGTGATGGCAATTGTAGGAGATCACGGCCATGGCAGGAACCCACGTCACATTCACCGTCGATGACCGGGCTGTGCTCGACATGCTCGCCCGCCAGGCGCTGCCGCCTGGCAGCGACGTGATGAACCGCCTGGGCGAATACCTGCAGAGTTCGACCGAGGCACGCTTCAAAACCCAGACGGCGCCAGACGGCTCCGCCTGGCAACCATTGCAACCCCGTTACGCCAAGCGAAAGAAATACGCCAAGGACAAAATCCTGACCTTGCGCGGCTACCTGCGCAGCGGCATTCACTACCAGGTCACGGGTGACGCTGAGGTACAGGTGGGCAGCAACACGAAGTACGCAGCCATCCACCAGTTTGGCGGCGCCATCGAGAAGCCAGCGCGCCAAGCCATAGTGCGCTATCGCAGTGAAGCCGGACGTGTTCTGTTCGCAGGCAAGAAGCACCAGGGCGCAACGGAGCGCCAGGTCACTATTCCGGCGCACCAGGTCAACATGCCAGCGCGGCCATATCTCGGTATCAGCGCCGCCGACGACGCGGAGATCAGGGCAATCATCCTGGACTGGGTTTCTAGCCTGCGCAAATAGGGTCCTGGTTCCCAATACTTCCGCCCCACTGCCGCCGACCATGGCGGCATGTCTCAACGCACCGCCTCCCGTAGCACCCGCATCGCTGTTTGCAGCGCAGGCGCCGCCGCCCTGGCCATCGCCGCCTGCACCTTCGGCGTGCCCGCCAAGACCGCACAAACGGCGGGCGGCACGGTCATGCTGCAGCTCACCCCGGCGGGCACCTTCAAGCCCAACGATGGCCGCGCGCTCAAGCCCGGCGCCTGGCGCATTGACGCCGCCAGCGCGCAGCGCGTTATCGAGCGGTTCAAGAGCCGTGGCAAGCCCCCGGTCATCGACTACGAGCACCAGACCCTCAAGAAGGAACGGAACGGCCAGCCAGCACCCGCAGCGGGCTGGATTCGTGACCTGCGCTGGGTTGAAGGCCAGGGCCTGTACGCCGTGGCCGAGCTCACGGCCCGCGCCCGCGACTACATCAAGGCGGGCGAGTACCTGTACTTCTCCCCCGTCTTTGAGTACGACGAAGCCACCGGCACGGTGCTCGCCGTGCACATGGGCGCGCTCACCAACGACCCCGGCATCAGCGGCATGGAGCCGCTGTCCCTGGTGGCCGCCGCCACCGCCGCTTTCCTTCCCCCCAACCCTCCACGACAGGAGCCCTCCGTGAACCCCTTGCTCAAAGCCTTGCTGGCCGCCCTTGGCCTGCCTGAAACCACCCCCGAGCCCGCAGCCATTGCTGCCCTCACGGCCCTGGGCCCGCTGCAGCCCCTGCAGGCCCGCGCCAACGTGGCCACGGCCGTCTGCACCGCGCTCAAGCTCCCGGCTGACGCCACGCCCGAGGCGGTCACCGCCGCGTGCACCACATTGCGCACGGCCCAGCCAGACACACCCGACCCGGCCAGGTTCGTGCCCATCGAATCGGTCACCGCCCTGCAAAGCCAGATCGCCGCCCTCACTGCCCGCCAGGTCCAGGCCGATGTGGAGGCTCAGATCAAGCCCGCGCTTGCCGACGGGCGCCTGCTGCCCGCGCTGGAGACCTGGGCTCGCGACCTGGGCAAGAAAGACATCGCTGCGCTCACCGCCTTCCTCACGGCCGCCAAGCCCATCGCCGCACTGGCTGGCACCCAGACAGGCGGCAAAGCGCCCATGGCTACAGCCAGTGGCGACCAGCAGCTCAGCGCCGACGAGCTGGCCGTGTGCAGCGCCATGGGCCTGACGCCCGAGGCCTACCGCAAGGCGGGCACCGCCATGGCCACAGGCGCCGCCGCCTGATCGCGGCCCATCCCTTCACCCACCGGAGATCGAAGTCCCATGCCTGCACTCACCCAAGACCGCAACACGTCGCGCCGCGACGGCAACCAGGTCGAGCCGCCCGTGGCCGCGACCACCCGCATCTGGGGCGGCTCCATCGTCTGCATCAATGCCGGGGGCTACGCAGTGCCTGGCGCCACCGCTACCACGCTCAAAGCCGTTGGCGTTGCTGAGGGCCGCGCCGACAACAGCGCGGGCGTTGCGGGCGCCATCCGCGTGCGCTGCCGCAAGGGCCCGCACCGCTTTGCCAACTCGGCCGCGGCCGACGCCATCGCGCTCACTGACGTGGGCAGCGACTGCTACATCGTGGACGACCAGACGGTCGCCAAAACCAACGGCACCAACACCCGCAGCGTGGCGGGCAAGGTGTTCGACGTGGATGCCGATGGCGTCTGGGTCGATTTCCGCTGATTCCCACTGCAACGGAGTTCCAACCCATCATGATCATCAATCACGGCAACCTCGCCATCCTCAACCAGTCGTTCAGCGCCGCCTTCGCCGGTGGCCTGGCCATGGCCGCGCCCATGTGGTCGCAGATCGCCACCCTGGTGCCCAGCACCACCAGCGAGCAAAAGTACGGCTGGCTGGGCAAGATCACCAAGTTCCGCGAATGGATCGGCGAGCGCCAGTACCAGAACCTGGTCGCGCACGACTACGCCATCAAGAACAAGACCTTTGAAAACACCGTATCGGTGGGCCGGGACGAGATCGAGGACGACCAATACGGCGTCTACAAACCCGTCATCGAGCAGCTGGGGCAAGACGCCGCGCTGCACCCGGACGAGCTGGTGTTCAGCCTGCTGAACGCGGGCTTCACCACCCCGTGCTACGACGGCCAGTACTTCTTCGACACCGACCACCCGGTAGGCGCGCCCGGCAACCAAACCAGCGTGAGCAACTTCCAGGGCGGCAGCGGCGCGGCCTGGTTTCTGGTGGACAACACCAAGGTCATCAAACCCATCATCTACCAGAAGCGCCGCGACTACGCCTTCCAGGCCAAGACCAGCCTGAGCGACGACAACGTCTTCAGCCGCAACGAGTTCGTGTGGGGCGCTGACGGCCGGGGCAACGCAGGCCTGGGCCTGTGGCAGCTCGCCTACGCCAGCAAAGAGACGCTGGACGTTAGCAGCTACGCCGACGCGCGCGCTGCCCACCAGTCCTTCAAGGGCGACAACGGCAAGCCCCTGGTCATCCGCAGTGCCGAACTGTGGGTGCCCCCCTCCCTGGAGCAGGCCGCGCTGGAAGTGGTGCAGGCCGAGCGCCTGGCCAACGGTGCCAGCAACGTGATGCGCAACCTCTCCAAGGTTGTGGTCTGCCCCTGGCTCACCGCCTGACCGCCCACCGGCACAACCCGTAGGAGCAACACACATGGCAACCGCCAAGAAGAACCAATCCGCCGCTGCTGCAGCGGCCAAAGCCGCCACGGCAATCTTGCCTGGCGATCCCGCCCCCGGCATGCGCCAGGTGCTGCAGGTCATCAGCAAGCGCGACGGCTTCCGCCGCGCGGGCCGCGAATGGCACGGCACCACCTTTGTACCCGTGGAAGAGCTGACGCGCGAGCAGTTCGAGCAGATTGACCGCGAACCCATGCTGGTCGCCCAGCTCATGGAAGTGCCCGAAGAGCAAGTGGGCGAGCTTGCCGCCCCCGACGGCGCTGACGGCAGCGAAACCGGGACCTGACACCACCCCAGCGAAGGGCTTTGACCCGCGCGCTTCGTTCTCCCGGCGCGCGGGGAGCCCAGGGAGAACTCCACCGCCAACCTCAAGCCGGGGCTGGATAACGGGAAGGGTTTTGGATTAGCCCCGGCCATTTGACGCCTCCCACCACCATGCCCTACATCACCACCGCCGAACTGGCTGAGCGCCCCGGAGCCCGCGAGCTGGCCCTGGCCGCCAGCAGCGACACCGCGCCCGTGGTGGCCTATGCGCTCATGGACGCCACCTTGCGTGGCGCCGACCGAAGCGCCTGGACACCTGAGCAGGTGGCGGCCGCCGATGCGGCGCTGCAGCGCGTGCAGGACGCGGTGGCCGAGGCGGGAGCGGTGATCGACGGCTACCTGGCACAGCGCGGCTACGCACTACCGCTCAGCCTGCCGCCCACGTCCACCGGCAAGAGCCTGCTGACGGCCTGGGCCCGTTCCATTGCGCGTTACCTGCTCAACGGGCAGCGCATCACCGACGAGTCCAAAGACCCGGTGGCGCGCGACTACCGCGACGCCTTGAAGATGCTGGGCCAGCTGGCCGCCGGCAAGCTGAGCCTGGGCGGCACCGATCCGGCCGCGCCCGCCAATGTCAGTACCACCGACGTGCGCTTTGACGCCGCCCCCCAAGTCTTCGGCCGCAGCGAGCTGCGGTCTTTCCGGTAGGCCGCCATGTGGTTCGAGGACGCAATCGGCCGCCTCAAGGCCCAGGTCACCGGCATGCGCGAAATCGACGGCGCCAGCAGCCTGGAAGCCGCCATGCGCGGGGCCGTGGCCACGCCCTCCCTCTACCTGATCCCGCTGACCGAAACCGGCCGCGAGCTGGCCCACACCGGCCCCTTGGACCAGCAGATCGCGGTGCTCTTTGCCGTGCTCTTCGCGCTGGACACCGCGCGCAGCGCGCAAGGCATGGACGTGCTGATTGAGCTGCGCACCCACCGTAACCAGGTACGCGCGGCGCTGGTCGGCTGGGTGCCCGACGACGAGACTGGCGAGCCCGTCACTTTCGTGGGCGGCGAGCTGGTGCAGTTCCAGGGGGATGGCCGCCTCTGGTGGAGCGATGAATTTGTATTGACCACGTATTACAGGAGCAACCCGTGAGCAAAGCCCATGCCAAAGCAACCGACACCCCGGCCCAAGAAGCGGCCACGCAGGCGTCCAGCGCCGCCGCAGACACCGGAGCCACCCCCGTGGTTCAGCCCGCCCCGGCCGCGCCGGAGATCGCGCCGGACGAATTCACCGGCCACGGAGGCATGTACGTCCAGGACGCCGATGGCCGCCGCCGCCTCGTAGATCGCACGACCCCTTATCACCAACCCGTGCAGCCCACCGAAGCCCCTACCGTGAAGGAGTAACCCGCAATGCCCAATCCCACCATCACCCTGCGCCGCATGGCGCTCATGGCCGCCGTGGAGACCGTGTCTGGCACGTTCGTCATGCCGGTGGCCGCAGACGCCATCGAAGTCGCAGATGTCACCATCACCCCCACCGATGGCCAGACCGATGAGTACAACATCGTGCGTCCCTACATGGGCTCGGCTGAAGAAATACTTACCACGCGCTTTCGCAAAATGGCCTTCAAGGTGGGCATGGCAGGGGTGGGCACTGCGGGAGCGTTGCCAGGCTATTCGAAGCTGCTGCGCGGCTGCGGCCTGAGCGCTACCGCATTGGCCGGCCCACCCGCGAAGACCGTGTTCGCGCCGGCAAGCACCTCTTTCGAGTCGGTCTCCCTGTACGCGGTGATTGACAGGAACGTCTACAAAATGCCGGGCGCCGCAGGCAACGTGCGGCTGCAGGGGTCGGCGGGCAAGCTGCCATGGATGGCGTTCGAATTCACCGGGGCCTGGAGGGCGGTGGAAGTCGTCGGCAGCATCCCTGTCACTGCACCGGTGTTCCAGGTGCCTCTGGGCGTCAACGCGGCCAACACGCGCGTGCGGCTGGGCGGCGCGGCGGAGTTCTGGGAGTGCAATGCCTTCGATATTGACCTGGGCAATGTCGTCAGCAAGCAGGACTTGACGGAGATCGACAACACGGAGATCACAGACCGCAGGGCCAGCGGCAGCATCACGATCCGCAGCACGCTGCAGACCACGAAAGACTGGGACGCCCTCATCGGCACCAAGCAGGTGCTGGAGATCACGCACGGCCAGGCCGCCACCAACAAGGTCAAGATCGCCGCGCCGTTGGCGCAGATCGGCAAGCCCAGCTTCGGCGAGCAGGACGGCTTCCAGATGATCACGCTGCCACTGCGGCTGTTGCCCAGCGGCTCATCGGGCAACAACGAAATTTCCATCGAAGTCTGATCGCCCCTGGCCCCTTTTTACCTGTCCCACGGAGTATTTTTTCAATGAGCGTCATCCTCACCAAAAACCCCGCCTACTGGGCGGATGGCTTTTTCGTCATCCCCGACCAGCCGGGGCGCCCCATCGTCATCGACTTCCGGTTGCGCTTCAAGCGCCTGAAGAAGGCCGAGGCCGACGAGCTGGACCGCCGCATCCGAATCAACAGCGAGCGCCACCAGGCGCAGCTGCGCGCCATCGTGGCCGGCGAGCCCGTGCCAGAAATGGTGCCCGAGATCACGGACAAGGAAGTGCTGGACGCCGTGCTGGTGGACTGGGAGGGCTTCAATGCCGAAGACGGCACCGCCGCCATGTACACCGTCGCTGCCCGCGCCCAGCTTTGCGACGACTACCCCGGCATGGAGGCCGCCATGGTGCGCGCCTGGCTGGAGTCACGCCATCCCGCCCAGCAGCGCGAGGCCGCTACAAAAAACTCCGAGGTGCCGTCCGGCACCACCTGAACGCGGGCAGTGCGCCCGAGCGCCAGGGGGCCGAACTGGTGGCCGACTTTGCCCTGCTTGGCGTGGACGCCGGGCAGGCCCAGCGCGCCGCCAGCGCCTGCCGATGGGCACAAGACATCACCGAAGAAGGCGACTACGAACTATGGCCCGAACACCAGGATGCGTGGGAAGTGTTTCTGGACTGCAAAGGCCAGTGGCGCGTGGTGGCCGGCATGGGCGGCGTGTGGTTTCAGGCGCTGGAATCGGCCTCGGTGGAAAGCAGTCTGCGGGTGCTGGGCGTGCCGCGCAAGCGGTGGCGCGAGGTGCGCGAACAGGTGCGGGTGCTGGAGGACGAGGCGCTGGAGCACCTCAATCGGCGGGATTAGCCAGTGCGGCGCGGCGCGCGGCGCAGTACAGCCCCCAACCCGCCAGTCCCGCCAGCACGGCCCAGGGCCAAGCGGCGCCAAACAGCATCAGCACGCCCGCCAGCACGAACGGGACAACGGCAGCAGTGGCAAGCAGTGAAAGCAGGTAGCGCATGGCGGACAGCACCGTAAAAATCGTCCTGAGCCTGGACGGCAAGCAATATAGCGCAGAGCTGCAGGCGGCGGGCCGCAAGGTCGGCCAGTTCGCCGCCGAGGTGGACACCGCCACCGCCCGCGCCAGCGCCAGCGTGCAGGACCTGGGCAGTCACCTGGCACGCATGGGCCACGCCGCAGCGGGCGCGCTGGCCGTGCAAAAGCTGTCCGGTCTGGCCGACGGCTGGGCCTCGCTCAACGCCCGCGTGGCCCTGGCCAGCAACGGGCTGGGCAGCGCCGCCGTGGCCATGCAAAACATCACGCGCATTGCCAACGACGCGCGCGTGGACGTATCGGGCCTGGCCGAAACATACGGCACCCTGTCCAAGGCCGGGGCCGAGCTGGGTTACAGCCAGCAGCGCGTGCTGGGCGTCACGGAAACCCTGTCCAAGGCCATGACCCTCTCGGGCGGCAGTGCCCAGAGCGCGCAAGGCGCCATGGTGCAGTTCGGCCAGGGCCTGCAAGCGGGCGTGCTGCGCGGCGAGGAGCTCAACAGCGTGCTGGAACAGGCCCCGCGCCTGGCCCAGGCGCTGGCCGAAGGGCTGGGCCAGCCCGTGGGCGCACTCAAGGCCATGGCCGAGCAGGGCCAGATCACCACCGACGCCATCTTCGCCGCGCTGGAGCGCATGAAGGGCAAGATCGACAGCGAGTTCGCCCAACTGCCCGCCACCATCGGCCAGAGCATGACGGTGCTGCAAAACAGCCTGCTGCAAACCGTGGGCGTATTCGACCAGGCGGGCGGCCTGAGCCGTGGGTTTGCCGAAGGCATCCTGACCGTGGCGCGCAACATGGACACCGCCGTGGCCGCCACGGCGGTAGCGGGCGCGGCCTACCTCACCCTCACCAAATCCGCCGCCGCCGCCGCCGTGGCTACGCGCGGCCTGGCGCTGGCCACAGGCCTGCTGGGCGGCCCCATCGGCCTGCTGGCCACCGCGCTGGGCGTGGGTGCAAGCGCCTGGCTGGCCTGGAAAGCCGCAGGCACCGGCAGCGAAAAGGCCGTCGAAAAGCAGGTCACCGAATCCCACGAGGAAATCGTCCAGCGCATCCAGACCCAGATCGCCAAGCTGCGCGAGCGCAACCGCCTGGCGGGCCAGCCCCTGCCAGAGACCCAGAACCAGGGGAGCCTGGACGCCGCCAAGCTCTACACCGACGCCTATGCGCGCTACCAGAAGATCGCCAGCGGGGCGGGTGAATTCGCCAACCTGCCCGCTGCCGCGCGCGCCACCGTGCTCAAGACGGCGGGCGAAGAAATGGGCCGGGCCTACAAGGACTACACCGACCTGGTTGCCGAAATGGAGGAAGACGCGCGCCAAAAGACCGCCCGCGCCCGCGAAACCTTCATGGCCGACTACAAGGACCAGTCCGCCAAGCTGGCCGACGCGCTGGCCGCCTACGACAAGCAGTTCAAGGGCAAGGTCGGCGCCACCCAGTACCAACAGGACACCGACGCCATCCGCGCCCGGTTCAAGGCCAGCGACGGCAGCGCCGCCGCCCTCAAGAAAGAGGCCAGCGCCTACCAGGACTTGATGGCATCCATCGCCGCCAAGACCGAAACCGTCAAAGCCGAGACCACCCAGGGCCACAAGCTCACCGAAAGCCAGAAGCTCACCATCGCGCTCGACACCAACCTGCAGGAAGGCAAGCTCAAGCTGGGCAAGGCCCACGAGGCCAGCGTGCGCGCCGCCATCGCCAGCCTGGCCGTGGAGGAACAACGCCAGGCCCAGCAGGCGGGCGAGCTGGCCCTGGCCGAGCAGTTGGCCCAGGCCCGCCAGGACGAGCTGCGCGGCATCGAGGCCTACATGCAGGCGCAGCAGGAGGCGGCGGCCAAGTCCCTGCAATCGGCGCTCGACCGCGCCGCCAGCCTGGAGGAAGAAGAGCGCGCCGCCGCCCTGGCCGCCGCGCAAAACATCACCCTGGCCGAAGCCGTGGAGCGCGTGGCCATCGCGCGGCTGCGTGAGGAACAGACCAAGTTCAGCAATATCGAGGGTGGCCGGTACCAGGACATCGAAAAGGAAATCGCCGCCCGCGAAAAGCTCCTCACCGTGATGGGCCAAAAGGAAGCCCGAGAGGCTTTGAAGAAGACCGCCGACGAAGCCGAAAATGAACTCAAGCGTGTCACCGAGCAGTACGAGCAGGGCCTGACCAACGCGGCCATCCAGGGCGGCAAGAGCCTCAAGGAATATGTGCTGGGCATGCTGCGCGCCACGGCGTTCCGCATCGTGCTAGAGCCCGTCATGAAGCCGCTGGCGGGCCTGCTGGCGAACTCGCTGGGCGGCGCGGCAGCGGGTAGCGAGGGTGGCGTTGGAGGCATGGCGGGCCTTGTGAATGCGGGCAGCGCGGTCTACAGCGCGCTCACGAACGGCATCTCCGGCTCCATCTCGGCCGCGTTCGGCAAGTTCGCCACGTCCACCGTGGGGCAGACATTGGGCCTGTCCACGGCGGCCACCGTCGGCAACAACGCCAGCGCCTACGTTGCGCCCCAGCTCACGGGCGCGGGCTCGGCCATTGGCGCCGGCTTGGGCATGCTCGGCAGCGGCTTCGCGGGCTATGGCCTGTCCAAAGCCATCTCGGGCGGCTACACCACGGGCGGCAACACGGTCAACGTGCTCTCGGGCATCGCGTCCGCGATCCCCGGCATCGGCCCCATCGCGGGCGTGATTGGTGGACTCATCAACCGCGCCTTCGGCCGCAAGCTCAAGGACATGGGCGTGGAGGGCACGCTGGGCGGCTCCGATGGCTTCTCGGGCTCCGCGTACCAGTTCTACAAGGGCGGATGGCTGCGCAGCGACAAGACCACGCACCAGGACCTGGACCCGGCCACGGCCAGCGGCCTTGCCGACTCGTTCAAGGCCATCCAGGCCCAGGTGGGCGCGTTCGCGACGGCATTGGGCCTGCAGACCGACAAGATCGCCAGCTTCACCACCGCGCTCAAGGTCAGCACCAACGGCCTCGACGAGGCGGGCGTCGCGCAGGCGTTCCAGGAAGCGCTCGCCAAGGGCAGCAATGAACTCGCGCAGCAGGTCCTGGGCACCTGGACGCATGCCTCCGAGCAGGTGACCGAGACCATCATGCGCGGCGGCGCCTCCGATGCGGCCGACGCGGTGTTCGAGCAGGTTACCCGCACCATCACCAGCAGCAGCTACGCCGCCAGCGCCTACGCCAAAACCGGCGAGGAAGCCATCGACACGCTGTCGCGCCTGGCGGCCAGCTTCACCACCGTCAACGCCCTGTCCGACGCGATGGGGTACGGGTTCCACGAAGCCAGCCTGGCGGGCGCCGCCGCAGCCAGCAACCTGGCCGATGCCTTCGGCGGGCTGGAAGCCTTGACGCAGTCTCTCGGCGCCTACGTCTCCAACTACTACACCGACACCGAGCAGCGCGCCGCGACCGCTCGGGCCGCTTCGCGCGCGCTGGCGGACGTGGGCCTGGACTTCTCGGCCGAGCGCATGCTGTCGGCCACGCGCCCGCAAATCCGCGCGTTCGTCGAGGGCGTCATGGCCGAATTCGGCGCCGATTCAACGCAGTACGCGGCGGCCGTGAACCAGGCTAACGCCCTGGCCGCCATCACCGAACCGTTGCAGAGCGCTGTCCAGTCCATGGCCGAGTCCACCACGGCCGCCACCGATACCATGCGTGAATTCGAGGCCCGGCAGGAGGCCATCGCCGACGAGCGCAAGGGTCTGCAGGACGAGCTCGACAATCTCACGCTCACGCGCGTGGAACTGCTCGCCAAGGAACGCGCCGCCATTGATGGCAGCAACCAGGCCCTGTGGGACGCGGTACAGGCCGCCCGCGAGGCCAAGGAAGCGGCGGACGAACGCAAGGCCCTCCAGGACGAGCTCGACAATCTCACGCTCACGCGCGTGGAACTGCTCGCCAAAGAGCGCGCCGCGATCCATGAGAGCAACCAAGCCCTGTGGGAGCAGGTACAGGCCGCCCAGCGCCTGGCCGAAGTGCAGGCGGCCCTCGCCCAGGAAATCCCCGCTCTGCTCGACAAGTACCGCACCCCGCAGCAGAACCTGACGGCGGGCTATGACCGCATCGCGGCGGACCTCGGGACAGCGGGCATCGGCGTCTCGGCCGAGGCTCTGATGGCCGCCACAAAGGCGCAGATCGCGGAAGCCGTGATGGCCATCCACGCGCTGGGCAGCACCAGCGACGAAACGCGCCTTGCACTGGTGCGCGCTGCCAGCGGCCTGTCCGACCTAAAAGACGCCGCCACCTCGGCCGCGAACTCGGCCGCCGACGCGGCCTTGTCTGCCTTGCAGAGGTCCATCGAAGCCGAGAAGGCCGCGATCACCGAGGCCGCGAACGCCCGCATCGAAGGGCTGCGCAAGGAAGCAGAGGCGCAAAAGGCCGCGCAAGAGACCGCCGCCGAAGCGCTGGCCACGGCCAGCCGCATCGCCGAATCCCTCGGCCGCGCCGTGCGCACCCTGCGCGGCCAGGTTGAAAGCACCGCCGTCCAGGACCTGGCCGCCGCCCGCCGCTTCATCGAAGACGCCGCCCGCGCCGCCGCCGCCACCGGCGCGCTGCCCGACGAAGACGCCCTGGCCCGCGCTATCGAGTCCGTCACCGCCGACCAGCAGCAGCGCTATGCAACCTATGCGGACTGGGAGGCCGCGCAACTCGACCAGGCCAACCAGCTTGCCGCCCTGGGCGCCCTGGGCGAGTCGCAGATGACGGTGGCCGAGCGCCAGCTGGCCGCCACCAAGGGCCAGGTCGCACTGCTGGAAGAGCAGATCAAAGCCACCCAGGACGGCGCCACCGCCGCCACGCTGGCGCTCGACGAGCAGCTCAAGGCTGCGCAGGAGCGCCTGGCCGTGCTGCGTGACAGCAATGCCGCCCTGAAGTCCATCGCAGAGAGCTCGGCAGGCTTCGAGGCCGCGCTGGCGCGCCTGGCCGCCGCGCAATCCGCCTCGGCCGTGGGCGGCGGCGGCGGTGGCGGTGGCGGTGGTGGTGGCGGTGGTTCTGGTGCTCCCTCGGGCAGTACGGGCACCACGGGCGGCTCGCCCGTGCTCAACGGCCCCATGGGCTCGCAGTACGACCCGCGCTCTGACACGTTCTATGCGGGCTCCAGCGGCTTGCCCTACAGCGGCAAGGCCCTGGGCGCGGCGGCCGTGGATATGGTCAACGCCGGCCAAGCGCGCGAGCTCTACGACCTGGCGGTCGCCAATGGCGTGACGGCGGCCATGCTGGCCCAGTGGACGGGCACCAGCGCGACCGACCTCAACGCCTGGGCGCGCGAGCAGGGTTTGCCCGCCTTCGCCCAGGGCACCAATTACGTCCCTCGCGACATGCTTGCGCTCATCCATGAGGGCGAAGAGATCGTGCCCAAGCGCTACAACCCTGCTGCCCAGGGCGACGCATGGACGCCGGCCCGCTCCATCACTGCGCGCATCGGTGGCGGCGGCGCCGAGTCGGCCCTGCACGCCGTGGTGGCCACGCTGGCCGGTGCTGTAGACCGCCTCGCCAGCGGCAACGGGCGGGGTCTGTCCAGCGAGGACAGCAACAACCTGCGGCGCATGCGCTTGGTGCTGGAGGGGGCCGCAAACGGCCAGTTCGAGCTGGGAGTCAAACAATCATGATGCGCGTGTTGCCATCCATCACCGTGGACGAGGCAAAGCTCGTGTCCACCACCGTGGCTGTGGAGGACCCGTCCCCCGTATGGGCGCCCGGCACGAACTGGGCCAAGGATGCGCTGTGCCACCGCGTGGAGACACACCGCGTGTACCGCCGCATCACGGCAGGCACCACGCCCACGGCCCCCGAGTCGGACGGCGACAACTGGCAGGATCTGCGCCCCACCAACAAGTGGGCCATGTTCGACGACTTGCGCTCCACCCGCACGCGCGTCGAAGGCGGGCCGCTGACCGTGGTCATCAACCCCGGCCAGCGCGTCGATTCGGTGGGACTGGTGGGGCTGGTGGGCAAGAAGGCCACCATCTCGTCCGCCAAAGGCGGCATCACGGTCACCCGCGAATTCAGCCTGGTGCGGCGCAACGTGAGCAACTGGTACGAATATTTCACAGCGCCCATTGAACAGCGCGACGCCGCAGTGACCTGGGACCTGCCGCCCAACTGGGGCGCCACCATCACGGTGACCATCGAGCCTATCGGCGGCGTGGCCGAGTGCGGGCGCTTAAGCCTGGGCATGGGCGTGGTCATCGGTGAGCTGCTGTGGAACTACGACGACGACGCGCTCAACTTCTCGCGCATCGAGCGCGACTTCGCGGGCAGCCTCATGGCGCTGGTACGCCGCCGCAGCGTGCCCGGCAGCACGCTGCCCGTGCGCGTCGATGCCGCCCGCTTCATGCGCGTGCGCGCCCTGCGCGAAGAGCTCAACGCCGTGCCCGCGCTGTGGGTCGGCTGGACCCGCCACCCCGACGCGCCCTATGCCCAGGGCGCCATCTATTACGGCATCTACCGCCGCTTCTCCCTCAAGCCGGAAAACAAGCTGTACGCCATGGCGCAGCTCGAACTCGAAGAAACCTAGGAGCCCACACATGCCCTTGAACCCCCCCATCAACCCCACGCCATTGGCCGCGCTGTCGCCTGCGCCGACCATGCAGGACCCGGAGAACTTCCCCGAGCGCGGCGACGTGCACGTGGCCGAAGTCGTGGCCATGGTGCCGCAGCTGAATGCGGCGCTGGCCAACGTGTTTGCCAATGCGTCCACCGCCTTTGAAGGGGGGCGGCTCGCCGAGGCCGCGCAAGGGCTGGCCGCCTACAAAGGGCCTTGGTCCACGCTGGCGGGCGCGCTGGCGATTCCCGCCACTGTCACGCATGGCGCCAGCAACACGATCTACATGCTGCTGCAGTCCGTCGCCAACGTTGCGGCCGAAACGCCCGGCGTATCCAACAAGTGGCTGGCGCTCGGGGCTTCGCTCAAGCGCACCCCGCGCACGGCCAACACCGCGCTGGCCGCTGGCGACTGCGGCTCATGGATCGACATCACCAGCGGCACATTCACGCAAACCTTTGCCGCGTGTTCGGCCCTGGGCGCGGGCTGGTGGTGCTATCTGAGCAACAGCGGCACCGGTGACATCACGCTGGACCCCAACGCTGCGGAGACGGTTGACGGCCTCGCAAGCTACGTCATGTACCCGACCGAGGCCCGGCTCGTTCACTGCGACGGGACTGCGCTGCGCTCCATCGTGATGTCATCGTTTTCCAAGACTTTCACGGTGTCGGGCAACTTCATCAAGCCGCCGGGGTACGCGAATTTTGGCGCGGTGGCCATTGGCGGCGGGGGCGGCGGCCAATGCGGTGCGCGGGTCTCCAGCGCCACGACTGCGGCCGGAGGCAGTTCGGGCGCTGGCGGCGGGCGCGGGGAGATGTTGATCGCGAGCTCCATGTTGAGCGCATCGACCGCCATCACCGTGGGCGCAGGGGGCACAGGCGCCGCAGGGCTCACCGCCAACGGCTCCCCTGTAAGTGGCGGCGCCGGAGGCGCGTCGGGCATCGCCGGCCTGTTCTCTGCCACGGGTGGGGGGTCTGCGGCAGCGCCGGGTACTTGCTATATGCCCGGTGTGTATGGCATTGGCGCGACAGCGGTGGCAGGCTCCACCTCGAGCGCCGCTGGATATGCTGGCGGGGGCCTGAACACAGAACAGCAGTTCTACGCGGTGCCTTCGGGCGGCGGCGGTGGAAGTTGCTGGAACGGAAGCTCTTTCACGGCAGGAGGAGCCGGCGGAAAGGGCGGCACCAGCTCAGGCGGCGGCGGCGCAGCAGGCGCGGCTGCCGGCGCGGCGGGCGCCGCCGGCGTCGCCAACACGCTGATCGGCGGTGCTGGCGGGGGCGGCGGTGCTGGCAGCGCCGCGAGCGGCAACGGCGCGGGGGGCGGGGGCGGGGGCGGCTCGCGTGACGGCACTTCGGGTGCGGGCGGCGCAGGCGGCGCTGGCGCCGTGACCATTTGGGGGGTGTGCTGATGGCCCGCTTCGCAGTAATCAAAGACGGCGTGGTGGTCAACCACGCCCTGGCCGACGACGCAGACTTCGCGGCCGAGCAAGGCTGGGTTCCCGCAGCCGATGCCGCCATGGGCGACCTGTGGGACGGCGAAGTTTTTACGCCAGCGCCACCGGCGCCTCTGTTGGCACGCCAGGCTGCAGTTTGGGAGCGGGTCAAAGCCGAGCGCGAGCGGCGGCGCACGGGTGGCGTCAAAGTGGGTGCGCACTGGTTCCATAGCGACGATGCCAGCCGCATACAGCAGCTTGCCTTGGCCATTATGGGCCAGGCCGTTCCGGCCGTGCAGTGGAAGACGCTCACGCTTGCGCCGACGGCTGTTTTTGTGACGATGACGCCGGCGCTGGCTCAGGGGATTTTTCAAGCAACGGCGGCGAGCGACACCGCGATCTTCGCCGCGGCCGAGGCACACCGGGAGGCGATGGAGGCCAGCACGGAGCCCGAGAGCTACGACTTTTCTGGAAACTGGCCGCCCGCGATCTGGGATGAGGTGGAGTGATGCTGCTTGCCTCGTACAAATCCATCCGGCCCGGGCTGCAGGGCATCGCCAACCGCGTGATCCGCTGGCGCCTGGGCGGCATTTACAGCCACAACGAGGTGGTGTTCGAGCCTGGTGATGGGGTGGACCACCTTATGCCCGATGGGTCCTGCCAGCCCGACGCCACGGGCGCTTTGTGGTGCGCCAGCAGCGTGGCAGCAGAGCGCCTGCCCGCGCATTCACCGCGCCGTGCCGGTCACCGGGGCGGTGTGCGCTTCAAGCGCATCAAGCTGAACCCGGCGCATTGGGACCTGGTGCCGTATCACCGCGATCCGCTGGCCGCTGCCCAGCACATCAAGCGGTTGGAGGGATCGCTGTACGACTGGCAGCTGATCCTGGGCTTTGTCGCCTGGTTCTTCCGGCACAAGGCGTCCCGCAATACGTGTTCAGAGCTGTGCACCGAGGCAGGCGGGCAGCGTGAAGGCTGGCGCGTAGACCCCTGCACGCTGCATGAAGCCACGGCCGCCGAAGACAGAGCGCGGCGCCTGTCACACCAACCTTTGAAGGCAAACCCATGACCGACATTGATCACACAGCCACCGACCCTAACGCGCAGACATTGCTGATCCACGCCCAGGCCAATCTGGTGTCGGGCCAGTATCGAATCCGCATCCCCGCAGGCACCCGCCGCTGGGCCGTGAGCGTCAATACCTATCGGGCGCCCGAGGAGGCCCATGCCTGGCTGCGCATGGACCATGCCCCGGAGCGCAACGGTGCGCTGCTGCAGGACCACCGCCGCACCCTGGAGCGCCTTTGCCACGGTGAGGAGCTGCATGCGTTCAGCCCCGAGAACTCTGGCGCCTTGACCATCAGCACGCCCGAGTCCACGGCCCCGTTCGTGACCGACCGGGAGCGCTGGCTGTATCTGGACCTGGTGTTCCCAGCCGGTAAGACGTTGAGCTGGTATTCCCGGATTGAGCTGGCCGAGGGCCGTGTGGCTCCAGTGCCTGCACCTTTGCCTGTCCCGAACCCCTGGGAAGGCCGAACGCTCGACCTCGCGCAGCGCTCTGGCCTGGTACCGGCCCTGGCGAGGTTGTCACGTGCCAAGAGTGACGCCGACCTGGTCACCAAGGCACGCGACAGCGGGGCCTGGGCTGCGCTGGTGGAGATGGTGCGGCTGAGTGAGGAGGGCACCCTGCGCGCCCGCTAG